CTGAAAGTCTTTTACTGCGAACTCAAGTGGTTCTGGATTGTAGTTAGGCAATTTCTCTCATTTCTTTGTAGGTTTGTTTGATGTGTTCGATTAGTTCGATTCTGGCTCTAGCGTCATGTTCTGAAGCTAAGTCTGTGCCAGGAACTCCTGGTGTCAGTGTGAACTGTTTTTGAGTCCAGCGCTGTGCTTCTTCAATGATTCGTTCTGCTAGTTCTGTTTCTGTCATTTATTTGTCTTCTTTGCTATTGAGTTGACGGCGACAAAAAAGGCAGTCAGAATACCCAACATGCCTAGCGTGTATCCCCAGCCAATGTGAATGTCTTGAATTGCCCAGCTAATCAGTAGCACGAGCATTAGAGCTATGAAATAAAGCACTATCTTGATACCTGTCATTCTTTTATCCCTTCTTTAGCAACCTTTCGGCTGTAACTAAAGAATAGCAGTTTTTCAGGATTTTAGTCAATAATTTTGTTTTTTGCCTTTTTTCGGCGTGTCGCGCTAATCAAGTGTTTTGACAACAATGCTCGCGCCTGACTCAATGCCTTGAGCATAAATCTTGCGGGCTGAGATTCGGACTATGCGGCTGTCGTCAACAACAATGCCTGAGTCTGTAAGAGCGTCACCAACACTCCTTATTAACTTATCCAGCGGTCAGAGGTCGGGGGCTACTGAAGGCAACCCCCGACTCACAGTTTTACCTTTCGGCATGTAAAAGATAACTATTAGCTCACATGGTTCGTCTATTGGAACCCAGTCGCTAGGTAGTGTGTTGATTGCCTCTTGGACTATGGCTTTACGCCATGCCTTGTGTTTAGAACTGTTTACTTGAACTATTCGGCCATACATAATGGCGTGAGAGCCTTGACTAGCAGGGTCGCCAGTGACGCTAAGGCTTACCTCTGCCATGTAGTTCCCATGCTCCCATTATCGCAGCTAGGGCATAGAAGATACCGAGGGCTAGTCCCACGCCGTCAAGAACGCTAGATTCATTGAGCGATAGGTTTATTAGTATGCCTGCGGTGATAGCAGGGACTAGCCAACGGAGATTTTTCATTAGAACGGACTTGGCTCCGAGTGTGTTGGCTCGAAGATGCCCTTGACAATGTTTAGAGGCTCTGCTGGCAGTACCAACGGATTGTTGATGCTTACCTTGATTGACTGCTTTGCTTCGCCTTCTTTGTTGGTCCAGTTGTCAATCTCTGATGAGTAAAGACCCTCGACCTGTACTGTGTCGCCTGCTTCAAGCGTGGTTGGTTGCTTTAGCCAGACTGTGTAGCGCTTGTTGATTGTGTCGCCTGTTTTGGTTTCGTAAGATTCAGTTACTTCAATGCCCTTGCCTTCGTAGAAGACTCTGGTGATTGAACCCTTTACCTTGATTATTGCCATCTCTTTGTTTCCTTTCGATTTGTTGTTTTACTCTAGTGGTTGCCTATGACATGGTTGGGATTGGTGCAGTCAAGGTGTCCACAAGACCTAATGCCTGGCAAGACTGGCTTGCCGTCAAATAGCGGGATAGTAAGTGTTTCCTTGTCAAAGTCGCCCTGCCAAGGTATGCACTTCTCAGACCCATACTTGATGACCAAGGCTCGGTGCATACGGCAGGACTGGCACTTGAGGTCTTTACGCTTGCGTTTTTGCGTATTGACCTTCCATGTCGTGCCACACCGACAGCACAAAGCAACATTGTCATCCACCCCATAATCTTAGCCTTCAACGACTCTGGACAGGTGGCCCTCGAACTTAAGTCCTACTTGACCGAGTGCGCCATGCCTGTTCTTTGCGACCTTCATTACCATCCAGCTTTTTTGCCAGTCGTATTGGTCTTCCGCAATCGAAACTCTGTGAAGCAAAATAACAGCATCCGCATCCTGCTCAATGCCACCTGAATCTCTTAAGTCAGCCATGTCAGGCTCTGAGTCTTTGCGTTGCTCTGGTCCTCTGTTTAACTGAGCCAAAGCTATGACAGGAACATTTAGGTCCCTTGCTAGGTTCTTGAGTCCGATTGAAATGTCTGTAATCATTTCGTATCTCTTGCGACCTCGCTCAGTGTCCTGAATTAGTCCAAGATAGTCAACAACGATAGCCTTTAGGTCGCCTGTGCCTTTAACGCTGTTTGCGAGCGCCCGAATCTGCAAAAGGTTCTGTCCTGACTTGTCGTGTATCGCAAGTTGGTGTGACTGAATCTTTGTTCGCACATTTGCAATCTTTAGCCAGTCGTGTTCCTTGAGTGTTCCCTTCTCGATGTTGCCGATGTAAACCTGAGCCTCGCTAGCAATAATTCTGTTGTAAAGCTCGTTACGGCCCATCTCAAGGCTATGGAAAGATACAGGGCCAGTCTTGGATAGTTCCCAAGCAATCTGCAAACCAACAATAGTTTTACCTACACCTGGTCGAGCGCCAATGATGTAAAGCGCTCCTGGTCTAAAGCCAGCAATAATTTCGTTTAGTGAGGGCCAAGGACTTTCTGGGTAGGTCTTTGGCTTGTCAAGCTCATCCATGTATGGCAACATCTCGTCTGCCACATAGGTTGGCTTGGATGCTGAGTTTCTGTCAATCAGGTTGTCAATTTCTTTTTTAGCTGTGTCAAAGACCGAAGCTAAATCCTCGTGCTGAGCCTTGCTGTGAATCATTGTTCCAGCTTGAGCAAGCCTTCGGCGTGTCGCTTCTTCAATTACCTTGTTTGCATAGAAACCAACCGAAGCTGCTGTTGGTGTCGCGGTCACAACATCGTGAAGATAGCTAGCAAGCTTTGGCAGTGCTGCACCGACTGTCATCACATCTATTGGCTGGCGATTTGACCTCATCTCCAGCATGGTTTTGTAGATGCGCTCGTTTTGCAAGTCGTCAAAGTCTGATGGCGTAAGTGTTAGGTTTTCTAGCGCCTTGCCGTTGGTCAGCAGGATTGCACCGATTACTGATTGCTCAAACTGAGTCATTTGATTCTCCCAAAAATCGGCTTAGCTAATGTTTTTTCTTTTGGTTCTTCAATGTCTTCGTAGAGTTCTTTGTTCAGCCAAGAGGCTGGATACGGAATGTAGGTCATGTCTGGTAGTTTCCCTTCTGAGTAAACCTTAGTCAGTTTTAGTAGCTCATCGGGGGATTTACGCTTTATTGCTTTGTTCCAGGCTTTTACTGCGTCTGCTTTGGCTACTCGTTTAGGGTAAAGTTCCCAAAACTTGTCAAAGTCATTTGAAGATATATTCTCTTGTTTATTCTTTATAGGTTGTTCTTCTTTAGTAATAGTCTTCTTTGTGTCCTGTTTCCCGCTAATGGTTGAAGCCGTTGCGGGGTTTTGGAAGGGGTCAGCGGTGGTCCAAACAAAGTCAGCAAAAGTGCCGTCTGTGTTATGTTCTTGCTTATCCGACCTAGTTAGGTAGCCAAGTAGTTCAAGCTCTTTGACTGCCGATTTTATTGTGTCAACTCCAGTTTTGTTGAACCGAGCCAAACTGCTAACGCTCATGTTCCAACCAGGTCTGTGGCTCATAAGTTGCGTTAGCAATCCGATTGCTTTGAGTGAAAGCCTTGAGTCCCTTACCCAGTCATTTGGTATCTGAGTGAAGTGGTCATCAAAAGCGTGATGTCCTCTAATAAGTGGCATTAGCTTGCCACCTGATTATTTTGTGACTTAAACACTAAATGTGCCTTCCGTTTTAGGTTGGCACACTATACTTAGTAGCGATGCCAACAGCTCGATTGTTGGTTATCAACGCCCTCTAGGAGTTCACTTCTAGGGGGCATCTTTTTATTTAGTTATAGCTTTACCATAGCACCCTAAAAGTATTCTGGTTCATTTTCCAGCAAGTCTTTTGTAAAGTCGTCATTTAGTAGCCACCAGCCACCATGACCGAAGACAGGTACATCGCGTGGATTTTCATAATTCCTAAGCTTCCAACCTAACTTGCGACCTAGACGCGCAAAGGCAGCGTCTGACTCTAGTAATCCATTAGCTTGGGCGCATAGCGCGATGATGTTGCTTGGTTGGTTAGCTAGGTGATTCTTGCTTCCCATACCGCGATTGAGTCTGTGATGAGGTATCAGGTCATCGCCTGTCGAGCCACAATGCCAGCAACCCCTGTCACGCGCTAAGTATTTATCGAACTGTTTTTTATTCATCGAACGGGTCATAAATCTTGGCTGGCATCTCACCAGGTTGGAAACCCAAAGCTATTGTGTTTTCGGATACGCCACCATTTACTGCTTCAACAATGTCGGTATTGTCGGTTATGTCGGTTTGACAAGTGTGCTTACGCCGCCACTCTCGGACAAGTTTGATTGCCTGAGCGTCATCAGTCTTTATTTTTGCCCCACAGGAGCAGGATTCGGCTATCACCCGATAAGGCTACCAGCTAGGCGTTTCTCCACTGAAGTTCGACATTCTTGCTAATTACGGCCATCATGGTCGCTTGGTCCGATAAGGCCCTCATCTTGGTCTTTACCCTGTTGTATTCAGCCCTAGCAAGGTCAGCCTTGAGCTTTTCATCTATTGACTGCAACTTAGCCACAGCCTGCCTGTCGGCAACAGTTCCTGAGTTATTGATAAAGGCCAGTGAAACGGCTCTGTCGTAAGCTGCCTCAGCATCAGCCAGCTTGCACTCTGAGTCGTAAAGAGCGTTAGCTCCCTTGTCCATCTCCCTGGTCAGCCTTTGTAGTTCCTCGACTATGTGGCCTGGTGTAATAATTTCCATACTTGAGCCTCTCTGCTCTATCTCTTTGTAACTCCCATAGGTTGCTAACTTTCGTTAGGTGGCCTTCTTTGTATTGTTCTTGTAGGCACTCTTGTAATTCAAGGATTGACTGAATCAGTATCCTTCTTGCTTGCGAGTCCATTAGCGATTGCCTTTATCTTGTCGAGTGTTGCTTCCGATGCTCCACCAGTTTTGGCTTCGCTGTATAACAATCGTAAACCCTCAATGTCATCGCCAAGTGCGTCTGCCATTGCTGACCAGTCTTTGATGGTTGGCTTCGGCGTGTTGCCTCTTGCTACTTTTTCCATCTCGGTCCGACTAGCTCTGCGGTTTCCACTGTACCCAGCGTTGGCAAGTGCGCGGCCAATCGAACTCGTCTCGCAGACCTCAAGTCCAGATGTTGCTTGTGGACCTTTTTGACTGTCAACTTCGTAAGCTAAGCCAGAGCCTTTAGGTAGGTTCTTTTCCTGGTCACTTGCGTTTAGGTAAACGACTGACCGAGTAACCCACATTCCGACCTGTCGGTCTTGTGGTGTGGTCAGGTTGTCGGTAATGATTCTTCCGTCAACATTATCTTTTAGGAACCTGCGGATGCGTTCTTCAACAGTTTCATAATCATTGAGGTTAAATTGTGGCATTTACTTCCCTTTCTCTTGATGTAGGTAAGGCGCTCCACCAGCTCTTGACCGAAGACTAAGCCAATGCTCACCGAAGATTAGACCTCGCTTTGCGCCATCCATTGCTTGTATAACTCTAGCTTTTAGCTCTGTCATTTTGGCGTTAGCCTTCTCAAATTCTGTGACCGAGTTTATGTAGTGCATACCCAGCTCATCAAGGTCAACCTCAGTGTCTGTAATGCCAGGTGACAATGCTCTAATGGTTTCTAGTGTGGAGTTGCTTCCATCCCAGTAAGGCATCTTCATTTCTAGGCAAGCTTCTCTAAAGCGAACCGCAGCATCCCAAAGTATCTGAGCCTCAAACTCATCCCACTCAATGTCATACTCTTGATAGCTTGACCCTGCAAGTGCTACCAGCTTTGCTCGTCTAATTCCAAATACTTTCATGTACCAAAGAACCTGTGCGCGATAAGCCTGCGGCACTGCTGTCCAATAGTCACGACTGAATTTGACTTCAACAATTCCAAAGTGACCATCTTCCGTTTGGTAAATGCCGTCAGGATTTGACCTAGCCCAAGGATGTTCTTTGTTTGCCCAGGTTCCTGTTTCAAAAACAGTTAGCTCTGGGTGTTCCTCAGTAAAGATTTCTAGGATTGGTGCTTCTAGTTTTGTACCGAGTCGCATTGACATATTTGGCGTTATCTCGTCTGGTATTTGCTTTGTCTTTTTTGCCCACTTGGTAATTGCAGATTCCCATTGTGACAATCCCGCAATCGGAGCAATGTCTGAGCCACCAATAGCGCCTGGCTCATCTCGTAGGTCGTGCCACTCTTGACTGCCGTTGGCAAAGTCACCGAGTAGTACTGCATCGAGTAGTTCATCGAATGGTAGTTTATTTACTGGCAAGGTTTCCCTCTCTTTTCCTTGTCGCAAGGCCACGCTAACTCTCTCAGCGTGGCTTTGCTATTTCTGATGGTTTTACTCTAGTGTGAACCTATGACATTACGCCAGATTGAACGCAAATATATTGAGTTGCAAGAAGCCATAAGAAACAATGACGGCGTACAGTGTGCCGAGCTTCCAGATGTGTTTTTCCCTGAAGACGAGCATGACCCAGAATCCCGCAAAGCGATGATTGAGGTTGCTAAGCAGGTCTGTAACGATTGCCCAGTTAGGCTGAGATGCTTTGACTATGCCCTGTCAGCAGGGATGCAAGGCATTTGGGGTGGAACCACCCACGAAGAACGCGTGAAGCTTAGGGCTTCGAGCTAGGGCCTGACTTGTCAGCAATCTTGCCGAAGCTCTTGTTGATTTCATCAGCGTCTAGCGAGCCGTCTGCAAGGTAAGAGCGAGATAGCTCCTGAGCTACATCAATGATGCCAGCAAAGGCAGCCATAGCAACAGCCTGAATGACCTCAAGGCCAATTACGGCTCCACCAACGAAGATACCTGTGACCTTCAAGATGATAACTGCTAGAGTTCTGCGAGCAATGTCTAACCACATAGGGTTGCCTTCCGTTCAAGATTGAAGCGTAGGGTTGTTACTATTTTACTAACCAGCAATAACGCTAGTCAAAGACAAATTGACGCTCTGTGTGCCTCGTAGAAGCCTTCTAAGTGTGTCAGGGTAGTGATTTGCCTGTTTAGGGTCAAAACCCGCGTACGAGCCTTACAGGGCTGTTTAGCGTAGTTTTAGTACCTGACCGACATTGATTAGGTTGGCGTTCTTGATGTTGTTTAGCCTTACTAGCTCAGCAACAGTAGTGCCGTTTCGTGAGGCAATACGAGTCAAGTTATCGCCTGCAACCACTGTGTAGGTGGCAACAGCTACTGATTGCTTAGATGCAACAGGGGCAGCTTTCTGTGGGGCTTTGCCATGTACAGGTGCAGGGGCAGCAGGGGCATCGGCTGGGGTCTGGTCTTTAGCAGTTCCCTTGATTGCCTCTAGCTTGATTAGAGCGTCAAAAAAGGCCACAGGCTCGATGAAGTTTAGGCCAGTGTCGTTCCAAGCGTATTTCTTAGCTTTTTGAAGCTCCCAGTGCAAATGCTTACCAGTGGACATACCAGTCGAACCCATTTTGCCAAGAGGTGTGCCAGCCGTAATCTTTTGACCTGCTGCAACCTTGATTGAATCATCAAGCATGTGAGCGTAGATAGTCACATAGTCCTCGCCAGCAATCTTGTGGGACAAGGTGACAAAGTTACCGAACCCACCACCAGGGGCGGTTGACTTGCGAGCTTCTACAACAACAGCGTCATAAGGTGCTTCAATCCAGCAAGGCTCGTTAGGGGACCAGATGTCTGTGCCGTTGTGGTGCTTAGGGGCTTTGGTTACTGGGTGGATTCTGTTACCCATGAGGCTAGTAATCTTCCAGTCTTTGCCCTGAACGCCGTCTATTGCTTGCTGTGCTTTTGCCATTTCTTTATCTTCCTATTGTGCTAATTAGTAAACCGATGATTGAAACTGCTGATGCTGTTAGACCTGTGTAGGCGATGCGCTCAATCCAAGCGAGTCTTGCAAGGGTCAGTTCTACTTCTCTAATGCGCTCAGGTACATCGTCAAGATGGTCAAGCTTTTGCAAGACCTTTATTAGAATCTCGCCATGCTCAAGCTGCTTCTTGTAGATGTCTGCTTGAGTTACTCGAACCGAAGTTGTTTCCTCAGCCATTTTATAGAGCTGCTATTTCAGCTTCTGTTAGACCGAGTTTAGCTAACTTAACAAGTGCCGAAGCTTTAGCGTCTGCCTTAGCTTGTAGCTCAGCTTCAATAGCCTGACTTTCAGTTGCTATAAGTTGTTGATTAGAAAGCTCATCAGGAGTTGCTTCTCTTTCAATGACCTCACCAGTAGAGCCGTTTATGATTACCACTTTAGACATTTCTAATTCCTGTATCCATATATTTTAATGTTTCCGCTAATGTTTCCTGAGCCTGGGGTAAGGATAAACCCATCAAAGTTGTCGTTTGCTGTGTATGCTCCGTTTGCGAAGTAACCAATTTTGTTTGAGGTTGCTGCGGTTGTGTTTCCGTATTGATGGAAACCTAGGTTAGTCCATCCAGTTTGGGAACCAGCAATAGCAGGATTTATAAACTCCATGCTTGAATACGATGAAGTCGGACCACCAGCTCCCATTAGGATAACATTTGCACTTGAACCACCATTTTGACCTTGATAACCAGCACTGGTTGAGCCAGTTGCTTCAAAGAACCATCCTGCCTGGCGGTAATTAGAAGCGGTAATTGTGGAGCCTGCTTTTCTAAACTGCATTGAAACAACTATTGTGGTTCCACCTGATGCCACATCACCCTTTATAAAAACTTTGTAATTGTCAAATTGAGTTGTAAATACATTGTCAAGAATTACAGAGGTTGCCGTTGTGAAGTTTTGGTTTACGAGCCTAGTCAAACCAAAAGGCGAACGCCAAGCCGACCCATTCCAAAATTGTAGGTCGTCACTGTCTTCCAGGTGGGTATACATTCCCTCAACAGGTGTTGGAATAGCAGACCCTCTGGCTGCTGTGCCAGCAAAGCTCATTACAGTTTGGTCCATTAGGAAACTGTTTACATCAGTCGCTGCTAGGACTTCACCAGCGGTAAATACTTTTCTTGACATTGTTTTCCTTAGTTTTCTTGTTAGTAGTTTATCAGCTAGAAACTCAAGCGGTCATCGTCAAGGACACCGAAGTTAGCGTCATCAAGGATAAACAGCGTAAAGTCTAGGGTTTCTAGGGATAGGTTTATACGCTTTTCGTTGTTCTGCCAATCATGACTGATACCTATTACCCTTACAAACTGTTGAATTGCTGGCGGTATGCCAGATGGTGTGAACTTTACCTGAACTATGTCGCCGATTTCTAAGTCAAGAACTTCGTTTTGTTGGCTTTCTGTCAAGACATCCATAATCACTGAAAGGCTGTCGAACCGATACTGAGGTTGCTTGAACCTTGCCAGTAAGAAGTCAGCCAAGAACTGAAGCTCGGCAACTTCATTGTTTAGTAATCCATCTTGACTGTAAGAACGAGAACCGAAAAGACTCTGTGAATCTGCGTCTTCTGCAATAGCCTCATCTGGGATTGCTTGGTCGTTAGTAATTACGATTCGGTTGTATAGCTGCTCAGAACCATAAACCACACCCAAGTCAGCAAAAGGTATAACAGTAAACCCAGGTATTGAACCTTCGTCTGTAAAGATAAGGTCAAGCTCTCCAGGTGCAGCGTTCCTTTCCTTAAATACAAACTTGTTGTCCTTAGATACAAAGACCTCACCAGCTTCACTTGTTGCGATTAGCTGAAGATAACTAATTACCTGAGTTCCATCAAGAATGTCGGTATCAGAAAGCTCGCTGTTACCTGAATCAATGCTTCTTTTGTCGGTGGGCCAAGCAACTTCTGGTAGGTCTAGGATTCGCGTAACTCTTGCACCAGAAAGCTCAATAGATGGAAAAACCTCTGGCAGGTTGTTTATCGTTAGATTACTAAGTCCGTCAGAAGCTTGAAAGCTAACAACTGACCTGTTTCCAGGCTCGTAGGCAATGTCAAGGTCATCAACATAGCCGTAAATGACAGGGTAGCCATTACAGCTAATCCTAATTTCTTTACCAGGAATTAACTCACCATAGTAAAAACCAGCAGTGTAAAGGGGGTCAAACAAGCGGTCAAAGTTATCAAGAACAATGTTTAGCTGACCAGCATCAATGCGGTCTAGAGCTTGTGACTTCCCTCTCGATGTTGAAGCCGATACAAGTCTGTCAGTAATGTCATAAAATCTTTGACCACCGAGTGTGTATTCAGTATTATCAAGCACACCCTTTACTACATCATTAAGCCTAAAACTTGTAACATCCCTTGCCCCTAGGTCGGCACCAAGCTCGACCTTGACGACTGGTTCTGGCATTACGCACCTTGCCAGACAGCGCCAGAGGTGCGCTCGTAGGACTTGATAGCGTCAACGATTGCTTTACCGATTGTTGGGCCTGAGCCAACGCCACCGCTAACCTCAATCTGATAGTAGTTATTGACAACTTCTGCATTGCCAAAAGCTGACCGAGTACCTACACCTGCGATGTCTGAGGCTATGCCACCAAATTCGCCGTAAGCCTGATTTAGCTGACCGATAAACCCACCACCTGCTCCTGCAAGAGCTTGAGCTAATCTGCCACCTGCCATTGGTCCTGCTGCAATCACCTGCTGAAGAAGGTCGTTTGTTAGGCCCTGCTGAGATAGGGAAGTGATGTTTGCAGCAAAGTCTTTGGTTCTTGTAAGAAGCTTCTGAATGTTTCTCGTAATGGAGTTGACCGAACTACCGAGTTCGGGCAAGCTGAAGCTAGAAAGGATTGACTGCTTTATGCTGCCGAAAGTGGATTTGACCGAATCAGCAAATGACTTGTAAGCATCTTCGCGCTTTCTTAGTCTTTCTTCTTCTTTTCTAGCCGCTTCTTCTAAAGCATCCTGAAGCTCTCTAGCAGCTTTTTCCTGTGCTTCAGCAATTTCTCTAGCAATTTTCTCAACTTGAGAAGCTCCACCTGAGCCAGAACCTGTACCACTTGTCCCTGTTGCTATTTGAGCAAGGGTAGGGGTAGTTGACTTAACGCTAGATACTGTGCCGCCCAAACCTAATGCTTTTAGCTGGCGCTCCATGCTATCTGGAGAACCAGTCAGGAAGCTTCTTAGGTAATTGTTTTTGGACCTTAAAGCGCGTTCCCAACCATCTGCTGACCGAGCAATTCCTTCAATGTGACCACCAAGCTCAAGCTGTTTTACTTTGTCCCACTCAGCAATGTATTGCTTTACATTTAGGGCGGCTTCTTTTGCCCCTTGAGCAGCATTGATGTTGTCAGTTATTCTCTGCGCCCAGTCGGTGTTGAAAATTTTGTCAAAGTCAAGATTTATCCAAGCCTCAATGTACTCAGCCATAACCTTGAAACCAATAATTGTGTTTTGAACTATCGTCAACAGGTCGTGCATAAGGTCAATAAACATGCCAAGAGCTACACCAGCTACTTCAAAGACAGTGCCGATTGTTGCGTCTTGACCAAAGATTGTCTTGAACAAGGACTCGAACTGAATAGCTAAGGCTGCAACGCTTTCTCCAAGGTCGCTGTTTGGGTCCATTGCGTCTTGAATAAGACCAATGACACCTGACAAAATCTCTGCTAAGAAACCAAAAGCTTGTTGCATACCTGGAGTAATGTCAACAAGTAGCTCTCTAAAAAGTGTGTTTAGCTCTGCAATTTGAGGAATAACAGCAGTACCAAGGCTTGCCTGGAAGTTTTCGAATGTAGCACCGAGTTTCTTCTGTTCGGTGTAAAGGCTTCCGCTTTGCTCAGCAAATGTTCCTGTTGCGTCAGAGGCTCTTTGGTACAAAAGCTCCAACCGAATAACCTGTTCGGCGTTTCTTCTTGCAGCACCTTCAAGGTTTGCTTGACCTCTAGCAGCAAGCTCCGAGTTGATTTCGTTCTGCTTCATAGCGACACCGAACTTCTCAATCGGGTCGTACTCACCTCGGAACAGGGCAGTCATACCTAGCAAGGCTTCTTGGACATCGTAGCCATACAGAGCAGAAAGGTCAGTTGCTAGGCCAACAAGCTTTTGCGTTTCTACTGCAACATCGGCCATCTCAAAGCCAGATTGTTTTAGAACCGAACCGATAAAGGTAGTTGCTTTAGCAGCCTTAGACTGGCTCAAACCCATTTCTTCAGCGTTTTTAGTAAACGCGACCATCTGCGGTGCTAGGTTGCCAAAGACAGTTTCAACACCATAAAGGTTTCGCTCTAGGTCACGAGCTGCTGTGATTGACTCTCGGCTAAATTCAATAGCTTTTGCAGTAACACCAAAGGCGGCTAGAGCGCCACCGACCTTGCCAAGAACTGACCCAAGGCCACCCATCTTGCCGCTAAAAGCACCTAGTTGGCTAG